TGTCAAGAGCGGACTCTCTAATTTGAAGAGTTTTGTTACCCCAAATTACTGTACCAACATCAGAGAAGGTGGCAATTGGGTTAATTCTTCCCTTGTATAGAGTGTCTCTATCTTCTTGGGTCAGCTTCTTACGAGCTTTAACTGCATTTACAATACCACGAGTGTAACCTGCAGCTGCGAACCATGGGAACGCAATGTTATCGGTTAATGCCAAGTTTCTTGTAACCTCGGCGGTTGGTGGTAAGTAAATTTGTGTATTATTCACACTATCTCTTGTCAATACCCATGGGTAATAAGTACAAGTGTAGTTAGAATCGATACCTGTTGTCTCCAAGTTATCAACCGCTTCTTGCGGATAAATTATCTCTTCAGAATTACCTGGTTGAGGTACTAACATGTTGTAATCAGGTGTTGTACAAATGTACAATGAATCCGCTCTATCATATTCAATCATGTCTATGGCCGATTCAACTAAGTTAGAATTATTAACATAGTCAATACCAGGAGTAACAAATAGGTTAATGTTAACCGCTTCAGGATTTGAGAATGTCTGTTGTCCTAACAAGTAAGCGTAATAGTCGGTATTTGCAAAATCTACTGAATTTTTATTTATTGTGATTTTCTTAAACGCTCCCCATCCTGTTGCCTTAGGATAAAGTATTGATTCACAAGCGCCTTTCAGATAACCTGATTTACCAATTACAAATCTGTCAGAGTTAGTACGACGTTCAGTATAGATATCCCATCCATCGAAACCACCTTGTACCGCAACTGTGAATTTACGTCCGTACAATCTGTAATATGGACTTTCAGAATCTTCAGGGTCATTTATAAACGGAGCCGAACCACAGAAGAATGTTGGTGTACCGCTTGTTGCAAAACCATTTGCAATTGTGATACCCGACGCATTTATGTCCATGTGGAAACCTCTCGTTCTGTATCCCCATTCCTCACCTGTTGGGTCAGTACATATTGCGTTTGGAAGTCTCCTTCCTTTATATAAGAAGAAATCAACATCATACCCAACTGTATCTGAAATACCCAAATATGTACGTCTAATGTTGTCGCCAGCACTTGTTATTGCATCGTCAGCACCTGCCGAATTACCAAATGGAGGATTATATATAACCTCTCCAGGGAAATCGTATTTAGTTTTGTACACAGGGAATGGTGGTACTACTCCAGTGTACTGTCTCATATTGAAACCTAAAAATCCACATGGTAAAGCATCTGTAGGAGCATCCTCGTTCATCTCAACCATTATATATTTAGAATTCAATTGATATTCACCATCAGATGTACCAATTTTTGTAGCTATGAAATTATTTTCATTTGGGTCCATGCTACAGTTTGTGAATTTTTCTAACACAACAGGAGCTGCGTCAGAGTCAAAGTAGTCTCTAACCTGAACATCAAAAGTTTGATTAGCGAAAGACATATTAGCCAAGGAAACCTTAACCTGTAAGTTAGCGTCTTCACCATCTGCAATAGTGTGGAATTTGAATAAGTTGTATACTTTTGTACCTCTTAATTCAGAAACCACCCATGGGGATGATGCTGATTGGTATTGTTCTAAATAGAAACCAATACTATCAACCTCTTCACTTCTTGCACTATTCAAAGCCGTTAATGAGGTGTTTAAACCTTTAATATAACCTTTTCTATAACCATAGTTTAATAAATTTTGGTACCTTTCTTCAACAAATAATGGAACAGTTTGTCTTGGTTTTGCAAAATTTGTAGAACCAAAAACTTTTGATATATATTGAGTATCCGCGTTAGTAAATGAAGTTTGAAAGAACAAAGCGGTACCATCATTGTTTGTAACATTTAAACCAAAAGTTGAGTAAGGATTTTTAGTCACGCCTGAATATTGTCCAGTTGTTACCATACTAACGTCTGTTAATCCTGTAACTTCGTAAACCGCACCCGTGTCATTACCGTAAGTTGCAAGACCTCTAGAGCGAAGGGTTGCAACAACTAAATTATCATATTCTAAATAAGGGGTACCTGTGTAAACAAAAATCTGACCTGTAAGAGTTCCCGTGTAACATCTAGTTATAGTACCAGTATTTGTATTACCTCCACCAGTTGCGGTACATGGATTACACGGGTCATTAACCGTTACATTAACAGTCCATTGTTCTGTAACTGTACCGTCATTAGACACTAATTGGAATACCACAGAACCTGAAGAAAAATTAACAGGGGTCGCTCCAGGATAAACTACTCCTCCGCCAACAGTAACATTCTCTGCTTCTACACAAGTGGTAAAATCAGGTATGAAACCACCTAAAGCAGGAACACAAACATTTATAGTATTGGTATTATAGTTTATAGCTCCAATATTACCATCTAAACTAAAAGTATAGAAAGTCGCACAATTGTTTGCGGTTGACGACAATTCGAAAGCACTTATATACGAATAAAAAGAATAACCTGAATATCCGCCAACAGTATGTGAATTATTATCGAATAACGCATAATACCAAGGGTCATTATTTGGGTCAGTGTAATCATAATTAGTTGAATCAACACTATCCACTCCGAAAACATTTGTTGACGATGAATAAGTGGTGGATAACGCACTATAACTACCTCCTGATATTACACCATAATAATAAATAGAAGAGCCGGTCGTATTTCCTGAATTAGTTATCGATGCAAAAACTTGGTCATTCATCTCCTCCTGTAAAGTAGTTATACTACCATTGAAAAGTTCAAGAGGGTTTGATATTTTGTTTAGTATAATTTGAGGAATTTGTGAAGTATTAAATGTTATTGAAGATATGTCATTTGAACATCCGTTAAAATCAATATTAAAATCAATTACTTGATAATCGGTACATTGAATTTCACAATCGACAGTCGATGATGACTCACAATAAAAGTCCACTGTTGAGCCATCAACATTTGCCTTTGTTGTTATTGACCATGAAGGCCCCGCATCATATCCCGAAAGACCAAGTATTCTTGTTACAAACAATTGATTAGATTGTTGCAAATAAGCCTTAGCGATATAAGCCGCCTCATACTTTGGGATTTGGGTGTTAATAAATTTCTCTGGTGAGGTTCCACCAAAATAAGTTGTAAATTCATCAAAATTTCTGATGAAGATGGGTTCAAAAGCGGGACCTCTCAAAGTCTCTCCCACTATACCAAGTGTGGTTACACCAACACTTTGAGCCACAAAACTTAAATCAACCTCTGAGGTATATACCCCAGGCGAAACGAATACTTTAGTGTTTGCCATTAGTTTTGAAGTTCTTTATTTTTATTTTATTGATAAATATTCGAGAAAAAACCAAAATTCTTGACTTATTGATAACTATTTATAAATTGGGCAGACTATTTTCTGCCTTTTTTATCCTATGTCACAGGAAGGTCGCCAGATAAAGAATTTGAAAATATCAAAGGAAGTTCATGATATCCTGAAAAGGTATTGTGATAAGAACGGTATCAAGATGTATCGGTTCTTGGAGAAATTGATTATTGAGAAGTGTAAGGAAAAAAAAGATATCTACGGTGAGGATTAAATAACTATCGACATGAAAGTTATATTGGACTCATTTGAAGAATTCAATTTTGTTACAACTAGTTTCAAAGTATCCCCCGTGTTAATCTGAATTTTGTTAGGACTATTACCAAAGAAAGTACCATTGATATAAACCTCAAAGTCTTCAACGTTCTTTGTTTTGTCTAAAACTAAATCAGTTGTATAGTCGAAACGTTCGTTTAACTCATCATTACCCTCCACAAACAATGCGTTAATTTTCGGTTCTTTACTTAACTCGTTTTTAATTTGCCTTCTTGTAACCTTTTCATCAACCTCAACAATTTGTAGTAATCTATTGATTGCCGGCGAAACCTCAAACTCGTCCTCATCAATTAGAAATCCGAGCATTGTGAATGAATAACTCTGAATATAATATTTTCTTTTTTCAATCTCCATAACCGATTCATCGGCTATGTCACCCATTACAATCGGAATGTAATGACCTTTTATATTTGTGTAGGCTTGTCGTGAGGCAAATTTTTCTATAACAATTTTGTTAAATTTGTTCAGTTCCCTCATTCTGTTACAAATAATTTTTACAGTATAAGAGATATCAACAGGTACTGGTTGTGGTATCCTGTAAATGTCGTATCCATGTCTTTGTCCATCCCATGTTGGGACTTGAGCATAAAAATAAAGTTTCCTATTTGGTATGTTGTAAAGTACGGCAGGGTTGGTTCCGAATTTAACCTCGGGTACTCTAACTACCGTAATAAATGGCGGCTCGGCATTTTTATCAAGGTTTTGAAAATTCCATGTTTCGGTAAATTGAGCCCAATTTTGGGTTGTGATAAGGATATCAACCATTGGTACTTTCTTACCCTCTACTATGGTTTCTAATTCTGTTTTTACAAAATCTAAAAATCCTTTATCTAAATCGGCATGTAAGATTGATTTGGGTAAATAAGTCCCATCCTTATTGATTTTATCAACAAGTTCCCTCCTTCTTGGTAATAGAGTTTTGGACTCCGTTAGAGGTAAAAACTTTTTTATTTTTTTTGGTAATCCCATTATCCGTTATCGTGTCCACACTTATGACATAAAAATGGCTTCTCCCCACCATCTGATAAGTCCCATTTCCATTCACAGTTTTTACATTTAACTGTCTCTGTATCAACAATCTCTAAAATTCGTCTAATTTGGTCTTCGGTTAATTTTATTTTCATAGTCCTCTAAATTCATTATCTACAACAGCAGAAGCCATTATCGTTCTATAGAACGGCTTGTACCCAGCATATGTATGTTTATTGTCAGAAATTACACGACCGTCGTTATTCACAACATAATATCTTACACGAGTTTCTGTTTCATAATACCCAATGTAATCACCATAGTTAATATCAATA